CGTCTTCAAAACTAATATAGAAAGTCGCATCTACATAATCGGGGTGAGTTAAGAAAACTTCATATAATGCTAAGAAATCAATAACGAAAGTGATTGAACCATCGTTAACGGTATATGTAGTGCCATCAAAGGTAGCCTGGGTGCCAACGGGTAAATTACTTACTGTGTACTCATTAGTCGCGCTATCAAATGTGCCCTCTTCAAAACGAAGTTTCACGACAAAGGCAGTGCCATCAGGATTGATTTTTATCGTTTCTAAATCATCAGTAAAATCCAAATTAGTCAGTGCTTCACCGCTATTTAGCACAATTAAACTTGCATCACCGATAACGCGATAACGCACAAGCCCCGTTGATACTTGAAAAACAATATTATTATTAGCGTTTGGCACTTTGCACTGTCCCATTGACTTTAGCTGTTAAAACTTGGTTGGTATTACTGCCCTTTAATAGCACTTTAATGCCGACATTTTGGCTGGTAAAAAAATGTGATGCGGTCAGAGGTAAGTAAATTTGCTGATTTACAGTCGTGTCTAAAATATCAATCGGTATGTTTTCATGTAAGTTTGTCTTTACGAGCACCCCATTGCTACGAAGCTCAACTTTCAAGCTGAACTTATCAACGGCGCTTGTGTTCTCCAAGGTTAATTTTGTTTCTACTACCAGGAAGTAAACCATCATGGCAGCAACACCAGCGTCATAGTTTAGGTCCATTATGGTTTGATAATTTAAGCCTACCGCGCCAATCCGCGTATCAATTGTTGTTGTTGATGTTTCGATGGCGTAAGGCAGGATAACCGCGTTACCTTGAATGTCTAAAGTGCCAACGGATAGGTTGTTTACGTAAGCGCCGTCTAAATTGCCGCTTGCATCAAGAATGGTATCACCCGCATTATTGCGGATCGTTATGCCTCTGGCATGAACATTGCCGGAGTTATCAAAACAAAATTTTGAATTGGTAATGTTTTTAGTCGCAGAAGTGGCGCCAAAGTAAAAAGGCAATGAAGAACCAGGTATTAATTCAATTCTGTTTGCGCCTGATATGGCCGTAACGCTGCCACCTGTGATTGACCCCCCTGTAATAGATGGGGAATCGATACTAATACCGGCTGTTACTGTATCAGCGTTTACGTCACCGACAACTAATTCAGCTATTGTTGCCACCTTTATAAACGCGGTATCAATGTAAACACCATCAGGAAGGATTGGATCGTTAATAACGGTTGCAAAAACAGACTTAACTTGGTCGTTTCTTGGGTCAATAATAGCAAAGCGGTCAGACTGAACAGTGAGTTGCGTAACAGTGCCGTCATTATAGAAGCCTATACCACCAACTAAATCAGCGACATTAGTTTTAAAGCCCCATTGAGCAGTGTATTTATCATCAGCATCAGCGGCCACTTCTGCCCACTCTGATAGCGTACTGCTTACGCCGTTAACAGTCACTTGATAAGACGTAATGTGTGCACTAATAATGCCGCCGGTATCATTCACTATCGCACTATAATTACTACTAACCGTTGCTCTTGTAGTTGCCAAGCCAGTAGTAGGATCGTTTAATGTTGCATCCAAATTGGTTAATGATGTTGCAATAGCGCCATCAGCGTTTGATATAGCTGAATCAATGTTATCGACTAAAGCAGACTGCAGCGTATCACCAACGCCGTTGAATATTTCACCGCGAAGGCTGTTTTTAGAAATAGCAATAGCGTTATCTGCTTGCGCAATCGTATAGTAATCATTAGTTAGTGTTGCTCTAGTAGCAGGTAAACCCGTTGCTGGATTATTAAATGCGCTATCTAATGTGTCTACTCTCCCACTAATCGCGGTATCTATATTGGATAAGGTTGTATAGTTACTTGATATAGTTGCTCTGGTAATAGGTAAACCCGTTGCGGGATCGTTAAGCGCAGAGTCTAAAGTGTCCACTCTTGATGATATTGCGTTATCAGTATTGCTCAATGTTGTAAAATTGCTGCTTATCGTCGCTCTAGTAGCGGGTAAACCGGATGCGGGATCGTTAAACGCTGAATCTAAGGTTGTTACTGAGTTGGCAATCGCTTGGTCTGCGTTAGATAGTGTGGTGAAGTTGCTTGATAAGGTTGAGTTGGTGATTGCTAAACCGGTAGCAGGATCGTTGACGGTTGCGATCAATGTATTGACCTGGCTCACTATTGCACTATCAACGTCTACCAGTGCCGTATCAATCGATGCGGCAAACGCTGAGTTAAGTGTCACGCCATCTTCGTTAAATATTTGCGCTTCAAGTGAATTAACGCTTAGCGCTATTGCAGTGCCCACCGTTGATGTTGTGGAGTAAGAATTAAATAAGGTTGCTCGGGTAGCTGGTAATCCGGTAGCAGGATCGTTGACGGTGTTTTTAATAAGCAACACATCAGCAGCGGTTACGCCTGCAGCAGTTTCAACAATGGTAAACCGATTGGCAGCATCAACAAATCCAAGGTCATTCACAAATCTATCGGTATCAACGGTATTAATTAAATTGTTTACAGTGCTATTGATTGAGCCTATATCAACACCAAGATCGGTATTAATCTGGTTGATTGTGGCGTTTGCTAGGTCAATATCATTTTGCGCACCGAGTAACAACCCGTTTAAGTTATTAATAAGCAAAACTTGACCGTCATAAGCGTCTTTATTTTGCTGAATCAGATCCACTCGACCAGACAAGTAAGTGTTTAAGTGTACTTCCGCAATTCGGCCATCTAATACCGCAATGTTAAAGGCTATATCTTCCGCTGTTTCACCAAATGCGCCACTGGTATTATGGTACGGGCCTTTCGCATTATTGCTATTTACATGCCTTGCCCAGTAGTAACCAGAAAAGTTATTACCAGGTATGTCACCGTAGTTTATTGAGTTTGTCCCAACAAGAAAAGCAGCTTCACCGAGTATATTTGTTTCTGACCGCCAAATTTCTGTGTAAGCATGGCCGCTATAAGTTGGGAAGTCCCAGCGAAGTAATATTGAGGTAAAGCCGCCGGTTGCTGTAAAATTGGTTGGTGCGGTTGGTAAATCAACAGTATCATCATCACCGTCACCTGGGTCAATAGGATCAAGTATTAAGTCGCGGCCATTTAAGCCTCGACGAATATTAACTAACCCTAGTTCTTGAAGTTCTCTATAGGTAACTGCTTTTTCAAGCGTGTCACCCTTGGCCCCGATCAGCGTTTCGGCAATAGTCGCAAGTGAGCTAATCGCCTTCTTGTCATTGCCTCTTGGAATAGCAGCATATTTAATGCGTTTGACGTTAGCCATGTTGCACATCACTCATGTTACTACCTAACGCAATGCGGTGAACTTCACCTGTGCCACCAAGAGTAATTACGCATTCTTTGCCGCGCAGGGCTGGCAATCTAAATACCGGTGATTCGCCTGGTAACTGATTAATACCAACGCCATCAAGGTTGGCATAATTAAGTATTTCAACGCCATCCACTTCTATTTTGAACGACACCTGGCTTGCATCTTCTAAATCAACATAGGCGCAAGAAGGAGACGGTTTGTAATTAAGGCGTATTAACTTGGACCACTCAAACACTAATGAGGCTAACGCTTCATCGAATGACTTCAGGGAGTCACCCACACTTAAATATAAAGTATCGGTTAGTAAATTGTTGTATAAGGCTTGGGCGTAAAAGTCGAGCTCAATAAAGTCTTTTGTTTTTGGGTCAAAGATAAAACCGGCAGTACCACCGTAAAAAGCAACGTACTTGCCTTCATAGTGTTCTGCGTGAATGGTTTCAGGTTGATACGCGGCCCACGTTTCTTTATTGAATAAGCCTTCCGTGATCACATTGGCATTTGACGCACTGATTGCAACCAATCCATCAGGGCTGGCATAAACAATATACTCACCCATATCAACCATGGACCGACTTGACACGCATGCTTGTGCAACTTCAATTTTTTCCGCGCTAATTGCGTCAGGCGAAACGCCGGTAAACAAATAAGGTTTGCCTTTGGTTACTACAACAATACTATTGCCTATCGCTTTTATTGCGACAACTTCTTCAGCGGTAGTTTGTTGGTAATCAATTGGCCAGGCATGCGGCAAGAATGCTTCACAAAAGGCAACAGTTCGGCCATGGAAACCCGCAAGTATGCCGTTGGCCATTGCAGTTAACCCTTTCAGTGTTTGAATAGGCTCGGCAAAGCTAAAGGTATCTAGCACTATGCCCAATTCATTGTCTTTCTTGCTATCCGCATAAGTAATAGTTGCTAATGGAATAGTCGCAACTAAGCGAAATGAATCATCAGCAATTCGATATAAGCGGCGGTTGGTAATATTCTGGTCGTTATTGGCAATACCACCAAAAGAAAGGTTTACAACGGCAGTTAAAGGATTTTGAATGGTAACTTCAGTGCTCAACGGGCTTGGCATGCCTTCTTCGCCATACGCATTAACATAGGTAATAACGTAAAAAGTCGTTATATCATCCCCCTGCAACTCGTCATTTTGATCATTCGCATCAATACTGCTAATAACCGGCACTTCAGGCTGTCTAACACCCATGCGATACGATAAGGCTGGCATAACACCACTACCGGTAGCCACATCGTTAACCGTCATTCTAGGGGTGCCATCGCCAGTATAATAAGCCCGACCAAAAGCATCGTTATTAATAGGTGACTCAACAATATGAACTTCAGCATCCCAACTAAACCAGTGCATATCCTCATAATAGAAAATAGCTTGCGTGTTTGTTGAAAGGTTCGCGGTTTCATCCTTTAAACCGGCGTAAGGCTTTAAGCTGCCATTATCAAAACGACAATTAACCGCTTTCAATGCGTTATTAACGGGTAACTTGGACGGCTCAATTAATGGGACCATGCCCCCAGGTTGGTTAATAATCAACTGCATTAATAGTTAGCCATATCAAAGTTAATCTTAAGGTCCGTATTGTTATTACCGGTAAGCAACTCGATACGTTTTTTGTCAATGAAGATTTTAAATTGCGTCAAAAAGTCACCTGCCCCTGCTGGATCGGTCCAATCTTTTAGAGGCATGCGTTTTAATTCAAAAATAGTGCCTGCCAATAACCCTTCAAAATGTTCATCAAACAAGTTATCTGGTAATTCTTCAGTTTCAATAGACGGTTTAAGCGCATAAGTTACCGAAAGAACACCGGCATTCACCGGCACCGGCCGCAAAATCACAGTGTCTTTATTCGGGTTCATGAACATTTTGGGCTCGCCATCCTTAGCGGGAGAAATATATCCGGTTGTTGCATCTAGCGGCTTGTCATTAAGAGTGGCGCTAACAATTGTATCAATTAGTGCACAGTCATAAGGTAGCGGCGTTTCATACTGATCAATACCAGGCACCAAGGTTATTTCATATGTCTCTAACCATGCTTGGGTTTCACTGAAGTATTGACGACTCGCTGTTAGCATTGCCCTAGCAAACACCATGCGGGGTAAGTTTGGGCAGTAGCTTGATGCAAAGCGGGTATAATTCTCGAAGTTAGCCATTTCTATCCTTGTCTACCCTTGGGGCTTGATGTTGCTGCATCTACCTGGGTTTTATCGCCCAGTGATTGCAATGCGACTGCAAAATAATCTTTAGCTCGCTGCCCGTTTTCTGCATAATCCGCGTCTTTGCTGTAAGCGCGATACAACATAAAATCAACAATGGGATTTACAAACGAATCATCAATGCCAATAGTTTGCGCATCTGCTACAAAATCAGCAATAACTACCGCAATAGGCGCGAACGGGTAAAGAATTTCAACAACATGGCCTGCAACTGTTGGTCTTGGGTAGATATAAAAGCTCGTCGGATCACGTTCATCATAAACAAAGTGATCAACATCATTGCCGGTCTTGGCATGCCAATCATCATACTGGTCGTCTAAAATAACGCGTCTTATTGCCCTGATAGGTCGGCCACTGGCCACATTACGAGTTACCGTAAATAACTTAAGCGCATCAGTCGGCAGCGTCTGCTTTGAATTAGTGTTATCTAATGCAAAGTCAACATTCTTAACGGACTTATCTGGTCTGCGATTGACAACGAATAAGATTGCATCGTTGTACCAATCTAACCATTCAGCTTTGGGCCAACGTATGCTGGTTTTATCTTGTGTGATTACTTCACATTTTTTTATTAAGTCTACAATCTTAGTTGTTGCCATGATCTACGCCTTAAATTTCGTCGTCTTCAAAGTCTGTATCAATTGGGTCAGTCATGCCGCCATTATCCATAGCCTCATCATAGATAGCCTTCGTAATGCGAGCTAAACCGAACTTGCGCTTTTTATACTGCTTGATTAAGAACTCGTCCCCAATGAAAACACGCCCTTCTTTATTCTGAAAGAACACACCGGCTTTTTGTGCCGACTCTTTTTGTGCGGCCTTTGTTGGTGCTTTCTTGCGCCTGGAGGTTGTTTTCTTTAACGCTGGTTTTGCTGCGGGTGTTTCAGTGGCAGCGGTAGTTGATGCACCGCTTGATACTAATTCATTTGCTTGTGACATTTTTTTGTTGCTCCAAATAAAAAGGCACCCCGTTAGAGGTGCCTTGAGAAGTAGCTAGCCAGGATTAACCTAAGCGAACTACAGAGTGACCTAACTGCTCTGGACAGATAACGTCGAAACCGTACACATTCAATGAACGCATGTAAGAAGCGAACTTCAATTCTGCGCGAATGCTTTCCATTTCAGTAATCTGTGAAGCATAGGTAAGTGCTGACTTTTGACCAAAAACAACATCATACGTACCTGCAGTATTACGCAAGTGGCGTGATGAATAGATAGCCAAACGGTCAATCATACCGACTTTACCGGTACGTAGTGTCGAGTTACCGTCACCTGTTAAGCTTGCGTCTTTCAACTCTGAAGTCTTAATACGCGCACACATTGAAGGAGGCAGAATTACATAGCGCTCTTCATCAGGTGTATCGGTTTCATCCAAACAAACGCTGTAATTCTCAACAAGAATATCAACAATGTTGCCTTTGTTAACTAGCAACGGTGTAGCTGCAGTACCCAAATTGATAGCGCCAGTATCAGCGCCTGCAGTTGCGCCAGCATTAACAGCGGCAGCAGCAGCATAGATTGAACCTAAGATGTTTTTGTCAACGCGGATTTTCATACGCTTGGCGGCATCTTCAGCCCAAATATCAACTAAGCCTAAGTCAGACTGGTACTTGGCAACGTCAGGTAGACGACAGTTAGTGTAATGGCCTTGGTCAATCGTTAAACTTACGTTTGCAGATTCTGGCAATTGCACTTGAAGATCTTGATCATCTTCATGATCGAACACTTCAATGTCAGGAATAGTACGGATAATAACTTCATCACCCTTACCTGTAATTTCACCTTCGTAGTTAGTGTTGGCAATTTCCTCATAAAAGGTGTTCGCATAAAACTTATCGTTTAAACGAGTGGACCAAACTTGAGGGATGAATTTACTAGAACCGGCTGAACCGTAAGCGGGACTACCGGCGAGTTGTGGATATGGCATAATTAATACTCTGAATTAGTGGCCACTACTGATTATTAAGTTAGTTAAGGTCGAATGCGACCTTGAGCAGCAGCCTGATCATAATCTTGCTTATATCGCTCAAACTCTTTCTGGCTAATTTTTCCTTTTCGCTTATCAGCATACAAACGATCAATCATTTCACCGGTCCAGTACGTTTCCGCATCTGCATCAGTTGATGTATCGCTTGAATCTTGTAAGCTTAAGTTTTGAGCCAGCGGGTTATTTTGCAATGTTAAGCGCTCTTGGGCCGTAAACTCGATATAAAACTCAGATGCCTTCGCAATGTTACCTGCAGCATAATGCTGTCTTAAGAATTGGAGCCTGGGTAAACCAGTGCGCCCTTCATCTTCATTCAGCCATGACATAAACAACGGATCATTATCTAACTGCGCAAAATCAATGCCTTTCTGCTTCAAAATGGTGGTTATTGTAGCCACATTATTCTTTTGAGCTTGTTGAGCATTGTTTTGTGTTATTTGACCAACTTGCTCTCGCAATTGGTTAATATCATCGCTGCCAGGATTGGTTTGATTGTTTCTGATCATGCCAGTAATTGTGTCGGCAAGCGGTTTTCCATACTCGTCGTGCAGAAACTTATAGTGTTCACTGCTATTCATGCCATCAGGTTTATTGCCAGGTTGCTGTGCTTGCTGGTTTAACGTGGTGATTTGATTTTCGAGTTCAGCAATTCGATTGGTATATTGAGATACGCCCACTTCAGGAGCCTGGCTATTAAGCTGGGCCGTTAGAGTAGAAACCTCAGTATGTAACCGTTTTGTCTCGGAATTGTACTTGCCTTGCAGTACTTTGTATTTTGCTTCCCAATGCCTTTCGGAGTCTGCCTGGGCAGGTGTTCTTATTTGCTCTTGGTTAGGTAGATCATCAGTGTTCTCAGGAATAAGAGTTGATTGATCTTGCTCTCCTTGAACCATCTTGTTTGATGCTTCAATGGCGCTTTGTCTTTCTTGTTTAGATCCCATGGTGTTTCCTTTGTGAGTCTTGCAAGTCCGGTAGTCGCGGATATTTGCTTGGTGTTCACGCATAAAAAAAGCCGCACAAAGGCGGCTTATGTATAAGCTGAATTAACAGCTATTCTTTTTCAAACATGCTTTCAAATACTTCAGGTTTATCAACCACTGACATTAATTCATCAAGTGAAGTGATAGCTCCTTGGCAGCGATGTATATTCACAGTGTTGGTATCACTTACCAGTTGCTCCATACTTTGCGCTTTTATTGCATTCAAAAGCCCTAGAAATTCTTTTTTTACTTCGGGGTTTTTACTGATCGCCCGAAGCGCTTGCATTCTCTTTTTCGTTATTACCTGGTTGAGACTCGACATTGGCCATTTGCTCCTGCTGGAAATCTTCATAAGTAGGAACAATACGGTCTTCAGGGAAATCAGAGTTCTTAGCAGCAACGGCTAGCATTTCTAATCTTCCCTTAACACCTATCAATTGGTTGTCAACTGGGTTGTTCGTCATGTTCATGAACTCTATCTGACGCATTGCAGTGGCTTCTTTATGCATTAACGCGTCACTACCACGCGCTTTAACCTTCGCGTCACCTTTCAAATCATCAGCAACTTCAGGATCGAGCATCGCTGAGTTGTACGTAACGGTTATGCTAGGTTCAATCACGTTTATATCAATACGCCTAACAATCTCTTTAATGCCTTTACCTGTTGCATTCATCAGCATTTGCAGACCGGACGCTGTTTTACCTGCGCCAGCTGCATTATCTGAGCCTGACGCATAAGCCGGTATGCCCGACTCTTGATCTGCATAGCGCTCAAAGCGTTCGTAAATATTCAATAACTCTTGTGATTTAATATCAGGAGAGAAGAAGTTAACGCCTGGACCTGTTTGGCCTGCGTTACTGGTGTAAAGGTATTGCTTGCCTGGGTATATATTGGTGACTTTCTCACCTGGTTGCATGCGACTTACATCAATACCGACCATTGGTTGTCCACCAATAGCCATATTATTAATAAGAGAGCGAATAGCCGCGTTACAAGTCTCTTGTGTTTGCTCCAAAACCTCTGGCAATCCTTCACCAAAAAAGCTATTGGGTACCGGCCTATAAGTTGATACATAATACGGTGGACGGCCTGACGGATCAGCATTAATACGAGCGCAAATAGTATATGAACCAATAATAACAATCGTACAAGGGTACTCATGATAAGGGTCTTCTACATTGCGGGTAATACCCCACTGAATTAACTGTTTACCTTGAATGGTGCCGCAATACTCAAGCCCATCAATTAAGTCATACGAAGAGTCAAAAGCGGTTTGCTTGCCTTCCAATCGTTCGCGCTCGCCGTTATCAAATGCCCACTCACGTAAACCGCCGCCTCTATAATCACTTAACGCCGCTTCAATGTTTTCTTTATTGTAGCCAGGTGCCCCGCGCATTTTGGAGAGGTCTTGTGGCGTGAATTGAATATGTTCAATGGTCCAGCCCTGGCCAATTTTTGACATTGTGGGTGATTCATAGAAATTAAACGGACTGATACGCTTCCAATTGCGCGTTATCTTGTCTTTAGTGACTATCTTATGTTTGCCGGTTGTCTTGTCGAGTTCCCAAGCTGATTCTTTTTCAATCCGGTAGATAATTCCCTTCATTACTGCGAAAGGATAGGTCCCCAGGTCGTCTAAGAACTCGTCGAACTCTTCACGCCAATTACTTTCTGCCATAATGTCTTCAATATAATCAGACATTTTTTCCATACGAGCTTCAGCTTCTTGCAGAACTTCATCTTTAATGCGTCCCTCATGTTTTTCCAGTAGCGCTTCAGCCATTTGCTGAACTTGTTCTGGTGGTGCATCAACCATTGTTTCCGCTAGCATTTGCAAAGCAGTCTGAATAATTTCGTTTTGAATGTCAGGATCTAGATCAGGCACTGGTGTTGGTGCTAGGGTAAACGGTTTGTCGCTTGAGCTCGCGTATAAGTCAGATAACCACGACTTCAATGACTGCACTTTGGCCCCGACAATATTCTTATAAGCCTTACTGCCGCCACGTTTCTCAATTTCAGCTAGCTTTTCAGGATGATATTTACCTTGTCGTAAACGTAAGCAGTTGGTTAAGCGTTTACTCTTCCTGGAACGGTGTGTTTTCGCTTTCTGCCAGCACTGGCGTACATGATCAGCCAAGTTATCGATAATGATAGGTTGGTTTACCATATCTTTGCGCTTTTGCTCTTCTTCACGCTTTATGTTTTGCTCGCGTTCAAGTTGTGGAGCAGAGAAAGATTGTAATACACCCATTATGCCCACCCTTCCGAATTAACAGTTTCAACTTCAACAGCTGTTTGGATCATGTTATTCATTAAATCTCTCATTTTCCTGTGCGCAACTGCGAAGGTTCTAAAAGCATCAGCAGGGTGCGATGCATCATCATGTTTAGGTGAGCTTTTCCAAACTCCGTTGTTTTCGTCCCAGTCTTTACGATAAGCAGCTAAGGCATTGAAGCCCTTTTCTGTTTTTTTCTCATCGAACCAACATACCGCTAATACTGAGCGAACTGCTTCAATACCATCAATAATAAGTAACTTATCTGCTACTTCAAAGTTAAGACCTAATGCGGCCGCTTGTTCTTTCCTGGTAACACCGGTCCCGTACTCTTGAACACCAATATCATGCGGCCCTACGTGAATGCCGTAGTTGTAACCATATTTCAGTGCTTTTTCATCCAGAACCTTTTTATAAAAAGGCAAGCCCTCACCGTTATTTTCGTAATAATCAATAACTCGGTACTCTCGACCAATAATTTGAATAAACCAAATACAATTCATATCAGAAACGCCAAGGTCCCAAAATGTATGGACTGAAGCGCTGCGCTCATGCGGCACGTTGGTTTGCCTGCCATCGGCATAAATATCATTAATTTGACGATGGTAGTACGCGCCTCTGATTGATTGCTCAAAGGCTTCTTCAGGTGTAGATGGATATTCGCGCTTAATATCATCACCAAGCGTCTTTTCTTTTTTGCTGTACCAGGCTAATTGGCCATTGGTTAAGCGAATTGCATATTTGTTACCAATTTCGTTGGCATAATCAAGCATGCGCTCTGAGTGCTCATACTCTTCTTCAATCAATACGTAATCAGGATTTTCATACCAAGGATAGAAGAATAATTCCCAATCCATCTTACCGACTTCAACACCTTTCAATTGGCGCTTTTGTGCTTCCTGGCAATAGTCGTAGAAGTAACCGGTCTTACCTTCAGCTGTACTTTCAATGGTAATAACGCAATCTTGAGATACCGCTTCAAAGGCACCGGTAACAATTTCTTTTGCTTTATGTGGGTATTTAGCGCAAATTTTACCAAACTCTGAAATATGCAAGTAAGTCAGTGTACCGCCACGAAAACTAGTGCCTACTGATATGCTCGAGCTATTAGCAAAAACCAATTCACCGGCTCTGGCAATCTCAGCAGGCATCATCCCCTTAATGGTATAGGGTAAATGCTTATAGGCAAATTCAATCTTTTCGCGGAACAACTTAATTGAATCATCCCGACTATGCGTAATTACCGCGCATCGAGTGTTGTCGTTAAATAAACACGCATCCAACATGAAAATCATAGTAAAGGTGGTAAAACCTAATTGCCTGGCTTTCAATAAGATGTTGCGGTAATGCATATTCTCAAAGAAGTGCATTTGCTGCGGGTTTAAATTGAACTTAATCTTATTACCGGTCTTATCCGTGATGTAATACAGATTATTTATTCGCCAGCGCCAATCCTTGAGGTTTATGGTCAACTGTTCTTCTGTTAGTTCAGGTATTACAAAATTATCACTAATATTACTCTCAACTGACTTCAAGATTTGTTACTTCTTCTGCATCGATGGCAAAACCTTTCTTGATTCGCCGTTGCTCGCGCTTATTTCAGCAATTAAGTTATTAATAGTCAGATCGCCAACAATTTCTTTTTTCTCGCTAAATGCCTGGACCGTTACATGCTTACCTAACAATTCAATGTTCTTAACTTTATCAGGCCATTTTATTTTTTTAATGACCGTGAGCGTATCGCCTTGTATTAATTCTTGAATATCCAAACCGCTTAAAGTGGTTCTCCAACTTTTAGGCCACTGATTGATGGGTAGCATATTGCCAGCGTTATCAAGAATGTCTAAAACATCCATTTCGTCTATTTCAACTAAACGCTTAAGGACATAATCAGCATCAATTTCTGTTCTTTCTGAGCGCCGAACCTTGAGTTCATTGACCCTTGACGCGATCTTGACCTGCTTTAGCATTTGGCTTGCTTTCTCGTTAACTGATTTAGGCGTCATTCTTACTATGGTGTAGGCATTTCTGTATGCTTGACTAGCGCACCCTGTTTTTAGGTACTCTAAACAGAATTTTTCTTGTTTAATTGTGAGTGCCATTACTCGCAGAACTCCCACATAGGTTTGCGTCTTGTGTCAATGTTTAAATCAATCAAGTCGCGTTCCATTACTCTTAACTCACCTACTAATGAAACTGGCATCCAACCGCCTGAGAAAGCATTACCTGTCGCGCAGTCATCGAAGACCATTCCTATGCATGCGGATTGCATTTTCCCTTCTTTTGCGAGTTCGAGCGCTTCAGATAGCATCTTTACCAGTGTTTCGTTAACTTCTGGCTTTATCTCGACCAATTTAGGCATTGTTAAGGTTTCCCCAAAACGTAAGCAGCGAGTGCCCCTGCTATGATAATACCAACAACTAACGACGCGGCCCTTTGTCTAACTGTCCACATACTACCGACTTTCACATTATCAGCGGTGATTGTTTTAATGATTTCTTTAAGCTCGCCCGTAACAACATCATTATGCTTCGTACTTTCTTCTTGGGCTTTGTCTATTCTGTTATGAACAACAACAAGTTCTTTATCTAACTGTGTTTTGTTGTTATCAATGTTCTTTTGTAGAAATCCGGTTGTCATTGCTAATTCATGAACGCTCATAGCTAACTGTTGAATAGAGTCCTGCTGTGCCTCTAGTGTTTTCTGCTGTTTATCGTTACCCGTATTTATTGCAGTGATTATTGCTTGAGTGTTGCTATCAACCGACATTACCTACCCTTAATGCTTTGAATTAAGCCAGTAAGCCCTTTTAAGGGTGCCGGTAGGCTATTGATTGATTGGTGTCTTGATTGCGTTTCGGATTTTAAGTCACCGAAATAAGCACGAACGACATAAGCGAATGGACCGGCTATTGCCAGGAACACGCCCATCATT